ATGAGATTCAAAGAGTACATATATTCTCTTCCTAATCAGCGCAAAGAAGAGATATCAAAGATAATGGAGTTATGCCGTGTTAATGAAAGTACTGTCTATAGATGGTTAAGAGGCGATTTTATTCCAGCCCCCCAGAAGAGAAAGGTAATCTCAGAGTATCTTAAGATACCTGAAAACGAACTCTTCCCTGATGCATAAAGAATGTCTAAACTGCGACTCTCATCGCATGTGCATAAATGGTATCTACTGTAACTTACTTGAAAAGTATGTTCAGTATTCTACAGAAAAAGAATGTAAAACAAATAAAACAATCTTATGAAAACAAAGGAATTTGAGAAAGCAATTGACGCATTAAACTTAGGTATCGTAATAGACGAGATGAAGCTAAACCATTCGAATGTTCGTCAAGTAACTGGTCACCTTGAGAATGAAGGTATCATTTGGAATGATAAAGGAGAGGCTTTCTCTACTGATTTTGAATGGAGAGAAAATAAAGAAGATGGGGACCTTGTAGGAGTCTTTGGTAGCTCACTGGAAAGAAACAAATTGTATGACCTTAAATTTTAGCAACTATGACAAGTATTCGAAAGGTTAGAAAAAAGGCTATCCGCAAAATGGGATTTAGGATGTCTTTTCAGTTTCATTATAAGGATCCTAATCAAAAGTTAAAATTAACACCAACGACACGAAAGAAAATCAGACAGGGAGTAACAGAATATCTAAGAAAGAAATGTTTATAGATAAAGATAATTGGGGAAAATTCTCCATACAAGACCTTTCAGAACGAGAACTTCGATTATTACACGAAGCTCTACGGATATACGCTCAGGTTCAACTTGGGCGCATTCATCCAACCGAAGCTACAACGATTTTGTGTTTTGACCTCCAGTACAACCATGTGCTGTTTCTGAAGGATGTTTAGATCTTATTTTCTTAACTTAGACTCCTATAGATATGATTAGAAACAAAATAGCTAATAAACGGTGGACAGAAGAAGATGCTACCTTTGTTAAGAATAATCTTGGTAAGCTGTCATTTGAACAGATGGGAAGAGCATTGAACAGAAGTGCTATGTCTGTTCGCCTCTTTGCTTTACGCAATCGCCTTACGGTCGGATTGCAAGTCAAGCGCAACATACTTATGGAGATGTTGAAGATAAAGTTCCGACACCCCGAAGACTTCACGCCTACAAGAACCTTTTACACGGAAACTGGGATTAATCAACGTCGGTTTTGGGACTTATACTATGGTCGAAAAAACATCAGCAGCAAAGAGTATGCTGCGGTAGCTGAATACTTAGGCGTAACCTTACAAGAGGCACTTGAATCACGCCAGTTGGATTTGTTCGAGGAAAATGAAGAATAAGGAATATGATAGATAAGAATTTCATTGAAAAAGTAAAGTCAGCTCTAAACATTGCAAATGTAATAGAAACCTTTACTCGCCTACACAAGACAGGTGCGAACTATAAGGTTGTCTGCCCTTTTCATGATGACCACTCACCATCTATGGTCGTCAGTCCATCAAGACAGACTTATCACTGCTTCGTGTGCGGAGCAAGTGGAGATGTTATATCCTTTGTACAGCATCACCTAAACCTAAGCTTCATAGAGGCTCTGCGCTGGTGTGCTAATCAAGCAGGCATTGAGTTCCCTACCAAGGAACTCACACCAGAGGAAGAAGCTGCCTACAAGAGAAGGGAAGCGCAACGTATCGCAATAGATGCTGCTGCAAAGTTCTTTCAGAAGAACCTTGGGCAAGCAGAGAGTTTCCTTGCATCACGTGGATATAGTCTTTCTGACAAAGCATTGACCGACTTCGGTGTAGGTTATGCTCCAATGGGTAACCTTGCTCTCGCAGAACTGTCAAAAGCTGGTTATTCACAAGATTTACTGCAAGAAGTAGATGTGCTTGGAAATAGCGAAGGTCGCTTATACGACAGGTTCCGTGACCGCTTAATGTTTCCCTTCTACGACATGCAAGGTCATATCGTAGGATTCTCAGGTAGAATCGTCACACCAAAAGATGGTACTGGTAAATATGTCAACACAGGCGAAACACCTCTGTTTACGAAAGGTAAGCACATCTTTGGATTATACCAGGCACGCAAGAGTATAGGAAAGACAGGCTTCGCCTATCTTGTCGAAGGTCAGTTTGACGTTATGTCTCTACATAAGGTAGGTGTCGAGAATGTTATAGGTGGAAGTGGTACCGCATTCACTGAAGATCAAGTGAAATTACTACTTCGCTTCACAGATGATATCATAATGATTTACGATGCAGACCCTGCTGGTGTCAAGGCATCGTTAAAGAACTGTGAGCTGCTTTTAAAGGCTGGGGCAAAGGTGCGCTGCATCCGTCTTGAAAAAGGTATGGACCCAGACGAGTTCGCTAAAGCACACGGCAGCCTTACAAGCAAGAAGTTAAAAGAACTCACAGAACCTTTCCCAAAAGCGTTCAAGCGTATGATTCTTCCACGAGGCTGCAAGGATGAGACAGTTGTCACAGACTGCTTAAACTCCATCTGTTCTCTCGTAGCCTGTGTGCAAGACTCTGTTCTGCGTTTGGAATATATCAAATCAATTGCGGAAGATTTCCGAAGTAAAATCGGAATAATAGACAATAAGGTGCGAAGCATTCGTGCCAATTTAAAAGAATCGATCGAGCAAACAAATACACCGTCTGGTATCTTTGGCATCGACGCTCTTAAAGAGAATCTAAAAAATGATTCTCCTGCAAGAATTACGTCTATTATGCAGGAATTTCTCGATGGCTATGGCGAAGAACCTATCGTATACGTTTCAGGTCGTCCTTCAAGTAATGATATTCAAGAATTACGTCGCATCTGCTGCTACTTCGAGTCTTCTGACATCGGATGTTCCCTGACCGAAGACGGTGAAGAAAGCGACTACTTACATGCACTTGCAGATATGTATCGTGCTGGTATCAGAATAGATTTTAATTCTATTAGCGGCACAATATCCTTTTTAGACAATTACATGGATACTCATGGTGTGTTTCTTCGCGATTTTCGGGGCAACCGTGTCCCATTAATCTCACGATGCATCGAGTTATCTTCTTACGCTGATGACACTGTTATAACTGTTAACAAGGCTAATTATTGTTTTTACCTCAATCTGACCAAGGGTCAGTTTGACGAGCTTAGAAAACCTTTCGTCCTCAAGCGTAAGTCTGCAATGAAGGTGAGTATGCAAGCAGACAACCTCGATGACGAAGAGTTCGATGTGAACGAACCTCCAGACTATGTACAAGAGAACGAAGAGTACAAGAGGATGTGGAAGGAGAGTGGATATTATCCACGTCTCAACAAGAAGAGCGAGCCAGTGTGCTACATGTTTCGCAACAAGAATGGTAATGGCATGACTCAAGTTGCGGACTTCTTTATGACGCCATTGCTCCATATCTTTTCAGATGATTTCGAACAGAACAAGCGTGTGCTACGTATCAATCGTAGATATTACGAGACACCTATATATATAGAAATACCTTCTAAAGCTATGCTGAAGATGTCTTCAATCGAGGAGGTATTAATCAACTACGAAGCTGTGAACTTCAATGGTGAAGAGTGGCAATGGAAGGCAATCAAAACATATATGAGTCGCCACTTCGTAATGTGTTCAGAGGTGAAGACCTACGGTAATCAGCAGAGCGAAGGTATGAGCCGAAAGACAGATGAACAGTTCTTTGCCTTTGCCAATGGTATCTTTCACAACGTCGACGGTCAGTGGGTGTTCGACCCAGTTAACGAGCTGGGTGTAGTTACGCATAACAAAAATAATTACTACCTTCCTGCTTTCTCAACTATCTACGCAGGTAGTGGTAAGCAATCAGATAAGTACGAGCTTATCAGTCAGCTTGTATATAAAGAGGTTCCAGCTGAGAAGAAGGTCAGCTTCGAAAAGTGGGCATCACTAATGGACCAGGTGTATAAGATTAATGACAATGGTAAATGGGCTTTAGTTTTTGCAATTATGTGCGCCTTCAGAAGCAACATCCACTGCATCGATAGACTTTTCACCGCTCCATTTTTCATGGGTCCGATGTCGTCTGGTAAGACACAGATAGCAATCTCAATCCGCTCGCTGTTCATTTCTCCTAATATACCTATCTTCAACCTTAACACAGGTACCGACGCTGCGATGTCTACCATTATGGGTACATTCAAGGACGTTCCTGTGGTTCTTGACGAGTATAACAACAAGGACATCAGCGATACCAAATTCCAAGCTCTGAAAGGTATCGTATATGACGGTGACGGTAAGCAAAAGAGAAAAGGAACCTCTGGACGAGAGATTGAGAATGATAAGGTTTTCGCACCTGTCATCATCTGCGGTCAAGAAACACCACAGCGTGATGACAACGCTCTTATGAGTCGTGTGATTGTCTGCGAAGTTCCGAAGCCTCGTAACCGTACACCAGAGGAAGTGCGCCTCTTCGAAGAACTAAAAACAATTGAAGACCCGAATAAGATAGGTCTTTCAAATGTACTTCTTCAGATCCTGGAGCTTCGTCCTATGTTTATGGACCATTTCAGAAGCCTTAAGCAAGAAGCGTATAACGAACTAAAGCAAGACCTCATCAACTCTGGAGAAATGGACCGATTGATGAAGACAGCATCCCTCTTCTTGGGAACTGTCAAACTGATAGAGCGATATTCTAACCTTCGTCTACCATTTACCTACGACGAGTTCTTCAAGATAGTTCAAGAGAAGGTACAATTCCAGTTATCACTTATTCGTAGTACTGATAAGCTGGCGATGTTCTTCACAGCTGTCAACAATATGATTGACACGAGACAAATCATAGAAGGACGTGAATTCCTTATCGAGCAACCCAAGAAGGTTACAGGTAAAGATTCACGTGGAGACGCCAAGACCTTCACCTTTGAAGCAGGTGCGAATATTATGTTCTTACGCTTGAGCGCAGTCTTCAGTATCTTCGATAGAAGCGGTTATAACAATGAGAATAGCACGCTGTCAACGATAGAACAAAACCTACGTAGTCATACTTCATACGTCGGTACTGTTTCTTCGAGAAGGTTCGTTTGGGAGGAAACAATCGACGATACAGACCTTCGTGATGGAAGTATGGTTAAGCTGCGTAAGCAGAAGAGCACATCTACAAGTGCTATCATTATAGATTACGACAAGTTTGTCGAGTCATACAATATCGACTTTAGAAGAGACTGTGCTGACGACAGTAATAAAGAAAGCAAGCCTGTCGAAACTAAGGTAACTAACACAACTGAAGAACCACCGAAAAAAAACCTTCCGCAAGACTTGCCATTTGAGCCGTCAGACGGAAGTGATGAACCTTTTTAATGAAAGTATCAAATTCCTTTAGGGCCGTGCCAGTTCGGATGAATAGGCACGGCTCATTTTATTCTATATATATCACATATCATATCAATACCATATCACATCTATATCACATTCTTTATTACTGAAGGTGGCGAAAAAATCCCCCCGTACCCCCAATTTTCAGAAGAAACCTTGAAAACATGACTTTTGAAAATAAATTTTCAGAAAAACACCGTCCTACAATCCTACAATCCTACAAATTGTTTTTCTTTTCAAACCTATAATATACATATATACCTATAAATCAAATAGTTATATTATTATTATAGGAAATAGGATTTAATTGTTTATTTGTAGGATTGTAGGACGTTGTAGGAAATAGGATTTTTCGTGTTTTTCTCTGTTTTGGATTCGTCGTCCTACAAAATATGTGTTTTTGTAGGATTGTAGGATGAAAAAAGAGAGTGAAATAATAAAACTTTTGAGTGATAAAATTTTGTTATCTCATTGATAATCTGTAACTTTGCGTTAATTAAGTCTAATTTTGTAGGAATGTAGGACGGTAGGACGGCTAAAAACTAAAAAAGGATATGGAGAAAAAAAAATGGTCTGCGAAACGAGTTGTCACAATTCAAATTGAACAGTACCTTGCAGAGTATATCGTTGCAAAATACAGAAAAGATACCACCACTGGTGGTGTTAAGATTCCAAGCACCACAGACCTATACTTCTGCGTATGGGAGAATATGACAAAACAGCGCAGCAATCAACCTGATGTTATAAATGGCAACCTCCGTATTCACTTACCACAGCGTAAGGCTGGTATTATCGCAAGCCCTTGGAAAGATCCTGCTTATTACAATTACCTATCTCCAGCAGCAGCTAAGGAAATAGAAGCTCAGATACGAAGGATGTTCAACTTCGAACTCCATCGTGTTCTATTGGAGAATGAAGAGTTCGGTCGACAGAAGAGAAACCTCGATGTTATCTATGACTTCATTCGTAGCTATCAATTGAAGTCTATATCTTCAGATGCATTATTGAAGAATTACTATCGCTTCCGAAACCGACTTAGACCCAAGAAGGTTCGTAAGTATCAAAAAGTTGCATGTATTTAATATTTTTTAATACATACCAAACTATCGTTTTTGTCACTCAAATGTTTTATAATATGTTAGAGTTTTTAAACACCGTACAAGTGAGACTTGTAAATCCAAATAGAGAAGGAAAGAAGAAAGTGTATGATTTCGTTGCAGACACATTCTCATATATACCACAACTTACTGACAATGAAGCTGGTAATTATTGGAACTGCGATAAAACAATAGTTATAGACTTACCCGACGGGGAAACTCGCAGGACCTTCGCAATAGAGAGAAGTGCTATCGTTACAATCAAAACATCTGATAGGAAAACTCATAACATCGGAACTTCAGATATTCCTGCTCGAGTTCAGATATCTTCAAATTTGAACTCAGCAAACCTCATAATCAAGTGTAAAATGCTCACAGACCCCCTTCTGTAGGTCTTTTGCCTACACCTTATTATATAGTAAATTCGCATCAAAAAGAATATTGATGAAAGAATTACAGTCTCTACTTGTCTCAGGGAAGCCTCTATTCATAACTATTGACGGATTTCGACAGGCAATGTTAACAGCCTTTCCGCTCAGTGGTAAAGCACCAGATAAACCTGAGGTAAACTCATCGTTCAGCATGACGAAAGATGAAATGCTTGCTTACCTTAACACCCATAGTTGGTATCAGCTCGAGTCACATCTTGCTCTCTTGGATATTCAGAAGATAACGAATCAAGAAAACACCGCTCCTATTACACTTACTGATGAGTTCAGTGATGAGCAACTGCCTGATAACAGTATTGCTTATCATCGTGTATTCGGTACCGTGATGTCTGATTCGTATTATTACTTCTCAAGTAAGCAGTTGCAATCAGACCTGCTTGCAGCTGAAGCTAATCCACAAATTTCTTGTCACTTCCTTCACATCAATTCACCAGGTGGTGAAGCGTGGTACCTCGACCGCTTGAGCGAAACACTACGCAGTTGCGAGAAACCTATCCTTACATTCTATGAACAGATGTGTTGCTCAGCTGGATATTACATCGGATGCCACGGTCAGCGTATATACGCACTGACCCAGAATGACTATGTAGGTTGTATCGGAACGATGTGCAGCTTCTACGATTTTGAAGAATACTTTGCGAAGCTCGGTATTAAGAAGGTGGAAGCAAAAGCAACTAAGTCTGACTTGAAGAACAAAGTCTTCGATGATCTTCGTCAAGGTAAGGATGAGCAATTTGTGAAAGACATCCTCGACCCAATGAATGCACAGTTCTTATCAGAGGTTCGTTCACAGCGTAGTAAACTTGCTGACCTTCCTGACGATACTCCTGTCTTGCGTGGTGAAACCTTCTACACTCCTCAGGCTGTGGAATTCGGTCTGACAGATGGTAGCAAGACGATGGTAGAAGCTATCGTTGAAACTGCTACGATGGGTCGTGAATATACTGAGGCAAAGAAACTTAAAACTGCCGTTTACAACATATAAATGTATCATTTTAATTTTTAGTTATTTATGAGTTTAAAAGAAAAACTTACAAGTGTCATCGAATTCCTTGGATTTAAGCAGAAATTCGAAGACAAAAGTCTGTCACAGGATGAGTTCAACTCAATCGTAGCAGAGTATCAGAAGAAGTACCAGAGTACGCTTGCTGATGACATTGCTTCTGAACAAGCTGCACAGAAGACAGCTCAACAGGCGGATGAGTTTCAGAAGATGCTGAACACCATTCAGTCTGTTCTGAATGGTGGTGAGCCTTCAGCATCAGCTGATGATAATGGTGGTCAGCAGCCTACACAGCAAGGCAACGCAACTCTTGAGGGTATCCTTGAGGGTATTAAGGGTATGCGTGCTGATATTCAGGCGATGGGTTCAAACCCTGCACCTGATGTTCCTGCGCAAACAGTGAATGCTGTTCCTCTAAGTGTTAATGGTTTCGCTAATACAGCTGATTATCTCTTCGGTGTTGAACATCCTTTCTTCTCAATGAAGAATCGTTGGAATCAGATTGCAGCTAACCCACGTGCAGCAGCAGCTCTGCCAGAGGTTGACGAGCAAGTAGATGGTGCTGCCTTCTATAAGGAGGTTCGCAATTATGCTAATTCACTCAAGCACCGCTATCAGTACCTTCAGCAGAACAAGATGCTTGATGCAGCTGCACTTGCAAAGGGTACTTACGCTACTAACTACGATGGAGTAGACAATGCTGGTCTTGGCGATCAGTTCGTTGTACTTCGTCAGGATGCACTCATCGCTCGTGTTCTACAGGTACGTGACCTTACTCAATTTTTCCCTGTCGCTTACGGCTACCAAGACCGTGGACTCGTATTCAACGCCTTCTTCGATGAGGTTTCACAGGCTTACCAGTCTGGTGAGGTCTTCAAGGGCGGTATGAAGATTGAGAACCACTATGGTTACGTTGACGACGCTATGATTAAGATGGAATGGGGTCCAATGAAAGAAATCGAGCGTAAGTACATCGGTTATCTCAACAAGGAAGGCTCTGACCCTATCAAGTGGTCTATGATTGAGTATCAGTTGCTCAATACCCTCCGTGCTGCACAGGTTGAGCAGAACAAACGCCGTATGCGTGGTATCTACGTGAAGCCTGACAAGGGTGTTGCAGGTAGCTACCTCAATGCTGCTACTGGTGTTCTCTACACCTTGCTGCGTTATGTTCATCAGTACGACATCAAGCCACACGATGATGGTACATACCGCACCTATACACAGGCAAGTTTCCTCGCTTCTGTTCAAGAGTTCATTGCTGACGTTCGTGCTTCAATCACTGAGGACATGGACCTCGACAACCACTTCATTTACTTGAACAAGAACCATCAGGCATGGTGGATTAAGAACGTTCGTTCTACCTATGGCAAGGACACAGACTTCGCTGGACCTATGGGTGCATTGAGCGTGGTACCAGACACTACGATGCGCATCATTTGGTTGCCTTATCTCGGTCAGACTCCATTCATGATGCTTCACGAACCAGGTAACATTCAGTTCTTGGAGTTTGTTCCTGGTGAGATGCTCTCTGTGAAGATGCAAGAGAACATGGAGCAGGTTCGTGCTTGGAGCGTATGGAAGGAAGGAACTTCTGCTTCATTCACAGGTCGTCGCTTCTCAACTAAGGATGAGATGGATAAGAACAACTACGAGTGGCAGCAGATCTTCATCAACCTCTTTGCTACTACTATCACCGATAAGGTGGATGGTAACAATGGGTTCTGGCAGATCACCGACAGTACCACAACACTGACAACTATCACCGACATCGAGAATGCAAAGGCTGGTGTCGCTTACTGTATCGAGTGCGGTGACAAAACTAAGTTGCCAAAGATTGACAAGTCTGGTAAGTTCGACAGCATCACGGCTGCCTTCACAGCTACAGCTGTAGGCGACTACATCATGGTTATCCTTGGTGCTGATAACAAGTTCCGTGAGTTGGAGCGTTGCGTCGGTGGCAAGCGCACCATCAACAAGGAGTTGCAGCCTAACGTACCAGGTGGACGATAGATGAATGACTAAGGAACTGGGAGGAAAGTCGATGGAATTAAAAGCTCGGGACGGCTTGACCTCTTCAGTTCCTTTCTTAAATCAATAATTATCATTAATAGTAATAGAAATGAAAAAGCCCAATATTCAGAAACGCTATCGTGCGTATAATCCTATGAAAGGATTTAATTACGCAAATCGTCAGTCACGCAATATGTTCATGGCTACGTTTGCAATTTTTGGCATCTTCATGCTCGTAGCAGCCTTGCTTGACCACTCTCTCGGTGCAGCTGCTGGTTCAGGTCTAACCTTAGCCTCTATGGCTTTGCTCGGTCACGTCGACGATGTGTCTGATAGAGATACACACGGTAGTGCTATCTCTTACATAGTTTATCTTATTGCGCTCGACCAAATCGACCGCACTAAGGAGTTCCCACAACCTAACGCTAATCGTGAGGTTGCACCTGTTCCTTTGAAACCGAATGAGATTCCTCACTACTTCGAGGCACACGACATTCCAACCTTCACTGGAACTACAGAGAAAGGCGACATCACTACCACAGGCGAAAATCAGCTTGTAATGGTAATGGGTGGAGCTCGTGCGAACCTTTATAACTTCATTGAGGAGTACAGCGGTGGTAAGTTTATCGCTCTTTACAAGCACATTAAGAAGAAAGAGTGGTATATCGTTGGTGAACTCGAGCGTCCAATCATCCTCTCTAACACAGAGACGAAGGACGATAAGGACGGTCGTTACACCACCCTGACTTTCAAGCGCAGCTCTGTCGACCTTCCACTGATTTACACTGGCAATCCAGCTGTTACTGCTGCTACTGCTATCAATGCGGATGCTACAGATATCGCTATCACAGCAGGCAGTAATACATACACGATTCCAAACGGAACATCATCAGCAGCTGCTATCGCTACAGTCAGTGGACTCAGTAAGAGCGATAAGGGTAGATACATCACACTCGTTGGTGCGGGTACTGACAAGCCTGCAACCATTGCTGATGGTCCAACCTTCGTACTCGAGGAGGGTGCAACGTGGACAGCGAAGACAGGTGCATCAATCACCTTCCGTGTTCTTGACACCACAACACTTGTCGAGGTCTCAAGAACTGAAGCCTAACTTCGAACCTCTCCCCCGACCCCTCCCCGAAAGGGAGGGGAGTTGCAAACCACGTGGGGAAAGGCTCTTATTTTTTACCTATTTAATTGAGAATTATGTACAGCGCAAAAGAGAAATTAACGCACTTCCATAAGCTGGTGAGCCCAACTGTAGTGGAAGCTGACCTTGCCCTGCTGCACGAAAAGGCTCCGCATCTTACCGACTTTACACGCTTCGACCTCTCACCAGAGAAGAATCACGAGGAGATACTCTTCCTTCTTCTCGATCATTGCGAGCACGACGAAATCGTACGTAATAGACGTGAGTTTGCAGCCAAAGCAGCTGACGAGGATAATGATAACAACAACGCCAACAACTCTTCTGAAGATGGCGACGAGAATCCTGAAACACTCAACAGCAATGGAGATGAAAGCCCAGACACTGACGGTGGCGAAGGCGACGAGAACCCATCGGAAGGAGAGGGTGGCGATGAGTCATCTGAAGAGGGTTCTGAAGATAACGAGTCTACAGAGCAATCATCAGAGGAACCTACTGCCCCTTCAGAGGATAAGGACGATGCTTCTTCTAAGCAGGAGAAGGCGGAAGATACGCCAAAAAAAAAGAAGATGAGTATCCAAGAATAGACTGGGAAAACCTTACAGATGCGGACGTACAGATGGCAACCGTCATCTATAACGACCGCATCAACACTTGGCGAAAGATGAAGCAGCTCGACGAACTGCTGGAGACAAAGCCCACCGCACAAGCCGTAGCAGAAATGGCAGAACTGCGCATCCGCAATCTTCAAGCATTTGCCGAGCTGCAATCATTCAACGACACTGGTAAGTTCCTCTGCAAACACCCGATACTCTTCGGACGCTCAGAGATAGCCCAGCTCATTAAGTTGCTCCGCACCGACCCAGCAGAGTTCCTCCGCCAGCACAAGAACGTTCTCGACAACATCAAGCGTTATAAGTCGTTCGTAAAGCGCAAGGATCGTAAAGAGAAAAGAGAGGCTGATAAGCGGAACCTCCAAAAGTACCAAGAGAAAGAGCGACTGTTCAGAATGGTTCTTGAGCAGCAGCAGGAACAGAAATCCAAAGCATAGCTTTCGATCCTCCAAAGCATAGCTTTCGATCCTCCAAAGCATAGCTTTCTATCATCAAAAGCATAGCTTTATATAAATCTATTTATTAACCCTTAAAATCAATGTATTATGTCAGTAAAATTTAAGATTTACCAAGACGTTCGCACAAAGAGTAAGACCAAAGGCAAGTTCTATGCACGTGCCGTTGTCAGTGATGTTGCCGACCTCGAGTCTATCTCTAAGGAGATTGAGGAAAACACCTCTGCAAAGCAGGCGGATGTCTATGCAGTTCTGCGTGAACTCGTCAACGTAATGGCTCGCCACATGCGTAATGGCGACCGAGTAGTGCTCGACGGCTTCGGCTCGTTCAAGGTTGGCTTGAAAACCAAGCCTGCTGATTCGGTTGAGAAATTCAACGTAGCCAAGAACATTGTCGGTACGCGCATTAACTTCCAGCCTGAAACCCACTGGAAGGCTGGCGACATCGGGCGCACACGCGCTTTCCTCACGGGTATCGACTTCAAGCCTTACGAGGTGAAGAAGAGCGACAATGTTGGTAAGATAAGCCACAAAACAGAAAGCAATCCGAGCGGTCCAACCGTTGACCCAGACTATCATCCATAAGGATAGTCATTGACTTTCTAATCTTTAGCCGTCCCCTGCCTCACGCTGTGAAGCAGGGGATTTCTCTTTCTTTGTCTTTTCGCTTCTGATGATTTATGTTTATCTTTGCAAAAACATTAAGAACTTGCAAGAAATGGAACAGAACACAACCTTCTTCACGCAGACCCTACCCTCCACCCGACGCATCATTACGCCTATCCGACTTATCAACACCATAAGCCGAAAGGAGATTCTTACAGATGCCCTTTGGGACACGGGTGCAGAGGTGTCTTGCATCCACCCACTCACAGCAGAATACCTGCAACTGCCTGTCAGCCGTGCCAACAACTCCGTAAAAGGAATAGGCGGACGTGTCAGCGGACGTGCGCTTCTTACCATTGCCATGCCCGGCAACTGTGGACAGGCAACCATTATTGATGCCTTCGAGTCTGACCAGTTGCCCGAAGATGTAGAGTTCGTTATCGGTATGGACATCATTTCGCAAGGCAATTTCTCTCTGACCGTTGAAGGCGGACAGATAACTCTTAACTTCGCTTTCGGTCCAAGTTTCATCCATCTTGATATATAATCTCTTTCGTCACGCAAAAATTATTTGCGTTTCGCTTGCACGATTCAAAACGAATGCTTATCTTTGCAGTGCTAAAAGAATGATAGTAAACTATCCCGGAGAGCATCGGTCATTGCTCAACGTTTTCGATTGGGCATTTTTTTTATGCTCATAAAGATATTGGCGGTTGCCATTCCGTAGAATTTTCAAAGCCCTTCGGGTAGAGACATCATTCTTTTAGCAGCGGGATGTGCAGCCGCTTCTCTGTGTCTCTGCCACGGCAGTTCCGTGGATGCTAAAAGAATGATGCAATATGCAAACAACAACCTTCCGCACCGCGCAGCGGTCGTTCACGTTCAAGGATTGGGCAAACGAAAAGCGCAATAAGTTTTCACAGTGGTTTAATGGCGAGTCAGCTACTTTCTCACGTCTATGCGGTGAGCGTTTCACGCATAAGGAGGTAGTCTACGCTCATCTGTTCCTCGTAGTTCTCTTGGCTGCCTGCTGCGTAGCTGAATGGTTGGAAGGAGGTGCGCTATGACTATTGCCCTCACCCTTACGCCATCGGTAGCCTATAGCGCAGTGCGCACAGCGTGGGACCAATTCAAGGCAGCACCCACCGATACGGCAGCCATCGACAATTACCTCGAAGCACTCGAACAATACAACGGCATACTCGACACGATTGCCGTCTGAAGATATAATTTTTTTTTAGCATTTCTCAAATTGTGAAGCAGTCTGCCGTGAGGCACGCTGCTTCTTTTTCCTGACGTCAGGAAAATGGTCTGTCTTTTGCCTGCTCATCCTCTTTGATTATCTTTGCGTTATGGATTCAGATATTCAGAAACTTCTTGCAGACATCGCAATGCTCGTGAACGTCACGGAGGATATGCGTGCTATCCTTAACAAGCTCGTTGAACTGGCTAAGGATGGCAGCACCGAAGCCGTGAAGGAACTGCGTGAGATTATTCAGCAGGCAAAGGAGGAGCAGCTGCGCAAAGACTTGTTTGGCGTATGACACAACTTGACCGTATCGAACAGATACACCCCGACTTAATATCGCAATTCTTTGCCACTGGCAAGTGCGATGCTATTCCCCAAGAGCTACAAAAGTTCTTGGAGCAATTGCAGTGGGCAATGGAAATATACGAGCACGAACGCAACATAACTCGTGCGGCTCGTAAGTTGCAACAGCGCATCAATGCTAATCAAGGTATCAAGATAGAGCAGCGCACCTGTATGGCTCGCCTTTACGAAGCCATCAACTACTTCCAAGTAGACAACAACGTACCCATCAAGATATGGGAGAACCAGTACGCTAACCAGTTTGAGAACCTTGCTAAGCTCTGTGCCTTGGCTGGTGACTATAAGACACAAGGCAAGTGCTACGAACGTGCGCTGGAGTGTCGTCGTCGTGCTTCTGAAATCTCCGAAGCCGATAGAGACCTTGGTGTTACGTTCATTATCACACCAAGCATCACAGCCGAGGAACTTGGCTTTTCGAAGAAGAGTCTCAAGGACATTGCTGCAAAGCACAATCAAGGTTTTTATGTTACGCTTATCGACTCGCTGCCTATCGAGCAGAAGGAGAAGAAACGACTGCTGCGTGATGCTGACATACAAGATGCTGAAATAGTAGAGGAGATTCCAAATGACTGATGAAATAATAAATAACGAACAGCCTACAGCAGACTTCGAGCATTACTATATGAATCGTGTGCAGCTGTTAGCAAACATCATCGACCCGAATATGCTCTATGCAGAGTGGGCTCGTGCAACGGGTAAGACGGAGGGTGTTATCGTTCCTCGTCTTATTCGTGTAACGAATGATATGCCTGGTGAACTTTCTTTCCTTGTGCATAAGACTTACGTCGCACTGATGACAAACGTCTGGCCTAACATTCAGGCTTCGTTCTCACGACCTGTCATCGTGAATGGCAAGCAGCGAGCAATGTTGGAGTATGGTATCGACTATGTGGTCGGTGAAGCGAAGCTACCTTCACACTTCCGTCGACCACGCTACCCTATTGCCTACGCTAAGCACTCGGTCATCTTCCGCAATGGTGCGCACCTCCAGTTGGTATCTTCAGACCAGCCTGAGAGTGTCGCTGGACGTAATGCCGTCCACGCTTTCGTCGAGGAGATGAAGCACAACAGCGGTGAGAAACTAAAGTCACGACTATTCCCTTCTCTTCGTGGTGGTCCTGCTGACATTCGTCGCTCTGCCTACTATGAAGGTGTGACAGGTGTGAGTGATACGGCACGTGTCGACCTTGGTGAAGACGATTGGTTCGAAGAATACGAAAACAAGATGGACCGACAGCTCATTGAGGAGATAGCCAGTGTCTCACTTGCTATCAATCAGTCGCTCTACAAGCAATTTATGCTCCAGCAAGAGTTGCGCAACACGAAGAACCCAGTCACAATGGAGAAGATAAGACTGGAAAATGAACGCCTTAACGCTTTTGTTGCCCGATGGAAACCACGCTTAGCGGATATGCGAAGGAACGCAATCTACTATATTCGTGCTTCATCATTCTGCAACAAGGACATCCTCGGTCCTAAGTTCTTCAAGACCCAGCTCGACACGCTGGATATGGATGAGTTCCTGACCGCTATCTGTGCTATTCGACATAAGGAGGTAACTAACAAGTTCTTCACTACCTACGACCACGAGCGACACCAGTTCAAGGATAGCTATATCTATGACCAGATACTGAAACTAAACCTCAAAGACCACTTCACCCTCACGGCTCGCTATCTTCGACACTATGATAAGCGTGAACCGCTCTATATTGGTTACGACCCTGGTAACTTTCAATCGCTCATCGTTGGACAGAAGAAAGACTATGGTAGTCGCTTTGACATCATCAAGGAGTTTTGGGCATACATTCCAGATGACCAGCAGAACCTTGCGCAGCAGGTGTATTCTTTCTTTGGTACTGATGCTGTGAATAAGGTTATACACCTTTATCCTGACCGTGCTGGTAACAAGACACGTGAGGAATTAGAGCAGATAACTACTGACTCACTGACGATGAAGGCAGCCTTAGAGAGTTACGGCTTTTCTGTTATCCTCTACAATGAGGGTGCACCTGTTATTTACCACTGGCAGCAGTTCCGCCTTTGTCAGTTGCTCTTTGGTGAGAAACTTCCTTTGCTCCCGAAGGTGCGAATAGATGAGAACGAATGCCCTAACCTTTGCAGTGCAATTCTTATCAGTCCGTTGAAGAAAACCAACGGCAGAATAGAACTCGACAAGGCTTCAGAGAAGAAGGAGGAACTCAAGCGAAGACCAGGACTAACAACGCAGCTCCCAAGTGCGATGATTTACCTTTTATACGGTCTTTATTCCGACCTTATCAAGAAGGAATTAAGCAGTTATCCCGACGATTTGCCCGAAAATCTCACCATTTAACGCCTAATAATGGGTTAAAACGAAAACAAAACGTACTTGAAAATAGGCAATAATGAGGGCTGTTTTACATCGGTAAAAATCTTACTTTGTTGTGTTTCAGTGGTTTGTGTTCTGAAAATCAAAAAATAAAAAAAACAAACGACGGCGGTGTTACGCCCCCGCTGAAAGTCGGTAAATCGGTGCAAAATCCAAAAAGTCGGGAAATATGACAGGAAGGGGGCAAAATCGTCCTTTGTTCCTACAGCGATTTTCAGTAATTTCGCACGTAATGGAGAAGACGATTGAAATGACTGGCATCGAAGCAATGCAATGGGCAAGGGAGATAAGCAGAGTACCACAAGGTGACTTCACTATCTGCTTCTTCCCCTACTCTCGCATACAGGGTATGGCAGGTGAGCAGATGATAGTTAAGGAACATTGCAAGTGGCGCACGCAACTACCGCAAGACTGCTTCAAAGTAGATGCCGAGAACTTCTTTCTTTTCGAGGACCAAGAGGGAAACCCCAAGATGTGCTATCGTATCCTCATCAGATATATGGGGTTCCCACAAGACGGATATAAACTACATAAGATAAATTGGTTATGACAGATAGTATTGAACTGCACGGCAACGCTGGACTCTACGTCATGGACGGCAACACCTTCTCCTTTCAGATTGGAGAAGGGAGAGAGCTATCGACAAGCCCTGGGCTACTCGTACCACAGGGACAGCAGACTTGTCTTCATGAGCATCAGTGGATGAGTGTGAATGGATACCAGGTATGTATGCGTGGTATGAACAACGCACTGTGTGAAGAGGTAACGATGGAGATTAAGCAGAACCGTCTGCTGCCTCGCTTGTATAGCAAGGAGATTAAGATGCTGTATGGTAATGGACCATGCGCCTATATGCAAACAGTAGAAGGTGGTAAGCTGCGACGTGAGTACACCGCACTGCCTGCTTGGGATGAGTGGATGAACTCTTGGCAGGAGCGTGGTATGGAAACATCCGCACAGGAGTTCGCTAAGACTTGTATCAAGAACTACTACTGGTTCGGTGATTACTTCGTTAAGTGGAGGTTCTCACGTGGTAAGCGTATTGGTATGTTGCCAGTAGCTGGATTAGAACCCTTGGAGAATAAGCACTGCCGTCTTGCTACCACTCGTAAGGATGTAGCATACGACCAGATTAATTATGGCGACTTCAATAATATAGCTGTAGGACGGTGGACATACGGATTAGGCAATTACAAGATATACCCTAAGTTCGCATTGTCAGAAGTTGACAACTATCTATTCGCTGCTGTGTCACACCACAGAGAGAAATCAGTCGACGAGTTCTACGGTGTGAACGAAACCCATCAGGGCGCACGTCCATATATTCAAGGTAGTAACAAGACCGCCTCCTACATTAACTCCTTCTTGCGTAATTCCCTTGCAGCGAAGATACATATCATCATACCGAATGCGTGGGTGTCAAGCAAACGTAATCAGTTAGTTAAGCTATGCGAGGAGAATAAGGTTCGCTCATCTAAGAAACAGGAATTGGTGAAGTATAACGGTATCAGCATCGGTACCGAATATCGTGAATCGTTACTTGTAGAGTATATGCGATTGGAGCTGCGTAAGATAGGCGACTATCTGAGTGGTGCAGATAACCAAGGCAAAGCCTACTCTTCTATTTCGTTTATGGATAGTTCTGGAAACGAGCAGCAGTGGAGAATTGAGACTATCGACCTTAAGTATAAGGAATATATCGAGTCTTTGATCTCGTATGATAAACGAGCAGAAGAAGCCTTACTATCAAGCGTTGGTTTGGATGCATCTATCACAGCGGTTAGTAAGGATGGTGTCATTAGTAAGTCGGGTTCTGACGCTTACTATAACTACCTCATCTATATAATGTCACTCACACCAGAGGACGAAATATGTGCAGAACCGTTTAATCTCGCTCTCCGATTGAACTTCCCTGAACTCTATAAACAGGGTTATCGTATAGGCTTCTATCGTGAGGTTCCTCAGCGACAGGAAGACGTCGCACCGAAAGATAGATTAAATCAGCAGCAGTCATGAAGAATGTATTAGTAGATATTTTCAAGAACTTCTCCACCTTCAGTCTTTATGCGCCTGGAGTGGAAACTAATATGGACCTGAACGATTTGCGTTCGTCTGGTCTTACGGCTCGCAAGCGTATTGAAATCATCATCAGTCGTGCGGTGTTCGATGAGCTTTTAAAAGAGAAAGAAGACTCTCCTCTTATGGAAGCTCTGCGTGCTGCTATGGCGAACATGACCATGGCAACTCAAATCATCTTTGATAGTGTTAATCGAAGGAAGGGCGAAGTCAATGTGTATAAGTATGAGCTGGAGGCGATGAAGCGTTCTTATATGGAAAACTATTGCAACGCTATCGATACGCTTGTGCAACTGTTGTCAGAACCAACCGAAGGTGAAATCGCTGAGTTGTGGAGCAAAACACCTTACTACCCTATTTTGGAACGTTGCGAAATAAAGACTATGGATCAGATGGATGCCATCTACCCTATCGATGCATCTTATCTTTACTTCTTCAGAACTGTTCCTTTGCAGAAGGAAACGCTCGATGAAGTTATGTCGGTTTACTTCGAGAAACTTACAGATGACAATAGAGAGCGCATTCGTCCTATCTTATTGCTTGCCCTGGTGAAGAAGACGATTGCAAAGTCGCTCCGTAGGTTTGATATCCTCGAGTTCCCTTCAACGATTCGAAACCTCTTCGATGATAGTCACGCTGCACGCTCTGGCAAGGATGAATCCAGTGCTATTTTCGCACTTGCCGACCGCCTCGATCGTGAGGCGGAAGAACTCCTCTCGAATGCTGATACGCTCCTCTCCTCTGAGTCTGTTTCTGATTTCTGCTCTAATTCAGCGTACAATCACCCTGATGATAATATTATAATGTTGCCATAATGAGGGATATTGAACTTGTATATAAAGGTGAAATACATCGCATTCCTAACCGTTGGGATGCGATGAATGACCGCCAGTATATCCGCCTTGTAGGCGACTTCCTTCGTATGGCAGCAGGCGAGTTGTCCGCAGGAGAGGTTCGAATTAATTGGTTGTGCGATATCATGGGTTGGAATAAACGCAAGTTTCATTCAGAAGAACAGATTGCTAACCTCGTCGCAATCTCTGAACAACTCACGTTCATGTTTCAGATAAACTACCCTGATAACAATAGTGTCTTGGATAGTGTCGACGAGGATACTTACGAGTTGTGCCGTCGTATTGATCCTTATCGCTTGAATATTCCACTTGCACGTGTGTTACGCAGGCTCGATTATCAATACGTAATCGACCTCTGTTTCTGTGCGCAACTCATCCCTTCTGTTCAGATTGACGGACGTTCTTTTCCTGGATATCGCATTGAGACGAGCTTTGGAACGCTCACCTGCTCGCTTACTGCACTTCAGTACGTCGAGGCGCAGGGGCTTATCGAACGAGGTGAGGAGTCGTTGCCGTTACTCGCTGCCATTCTATACTATCCAGAGAAAGAGTACAATTCTGAGCGTGCGCACGAGTTGGCTAACGATTTCGCTAAACTTCCACTCGAAACGCTTACGGCTATATCGTTTAATTTTCAAGCATTTAACAACTATCTGTTTAGTAAAACTTCATTCTCTCTGCTGTCTAAGTTCGCTCATAAACCCAAGCAGCCTATCACCACCGATGCCTCTGATGCGCTCTACGACCTCTCCAAGGAGGGGCTTGGCAACGCAAAGCAGATAGAGCAGATGAACGTACTTACTTATCTGAAGGTGCTGCGCAAGAAGACTATCGATGCGGTTAAGGATATGAAGGGTTTTGGCTGGGATAAATTAAAAATCAGTGAGGAGGTAGGGCTGCCTATCTCTGTAATCGATAAGATATTATGATTAAAGATCAGTTTCTCTATTTCGCACAATATCCGTCAAAAGAGGGTGTTCGTGCTATACTTACCAATGGTGCGAGCGACTTCCCTGGTTATAATGACCTTGCGGAGTCTCTCGATAAACTTCCCAATGTGTCGCGACTCCCTGAGATAGCCAACTACGTCTATGGTCAGTCGTTCGAAGAATTGAAACAACGTATCGATAAGTTAGTGGGCTCGTTCCTATTCGTGGATTATGGCGAACTAAATATGTCAGCGGATGGACGCAACTCTTACCAGGTAACCCAGCGTATCGCTATCACCGTGGCAAGCAAGATGACGAACCGTGCTGACGCTGCTGAATATATGCTTGCCTCCGATTCTGCACTTCGCCTACTCTCTAAGATTCACGCTTGGATGATTGCTGATACTGAAGAAGGCGAACTCGATTGGATATCTCGAGGCGAACTCGACAAGGCGGAGATGATTCCTTTTGTCGCTACAGAACTCTCCTCGGTTGGTTGGACCTTGATGCTCAATTGTGTTGCGCCTGACACGCTTGGAACGCACCTTTTAAGTCGGTCCTTTGCGAAACAGCCTTAAATCCTTACCTTTGTATCGTTAATAAGTTGGTAGAATTATAGTTTGATAGTTAATAGTTTTTTCAGATTGAAGATTGTTTAGGATGACGGGCTAACGCAGTGATGCGTTAGCCCTTTTTGTATCGTTTTTTATCATTAGATAATTACTTCTAAATCACTGATTATAAAGGCGATAGTACTTGCGTATTCCTTATTATAGTGTTACCTTAGCAGTACAATTAGAAACAAAGAACATTCAAAAAACAAAGATTATGAACGAGCAAATTCAGAACATTCTCAACGAGAACGGAACAAAGACTTCTAAGATTCAGAAACTTCTTAGCCTTGGACTTACACGCAGACAGGTTGCTGACCTTGTAGCAAACGGAAACTACGGATTTGTGCAGAACGTCTACAAGCGCATGATGCAGGGAATCACACAGAGCGCAGCACAAGCAGCGACAACAGTTCTTCCACAACTCGATTACACTTTCAACCGCAACTTCGGTATCGAGATTGAAGCTTACAACTGCACACGTGAACGCCTCGCAAGAGAACTTACCGCAGCAGGCATCAGAGTTAACGTTGAACGTTACAACCACACCGACCACAACGACCATTGGAAGTTGGTTACCGACAGCAGCCTTTCAGGCAACAACACCTTCGAACTCGTTAGCCCAATCCTCCACGGAGAGCAAGGACTTGAGGAACTTGAGAAGGTCTGCTGGGTCCTCGACCTCTGCAACGCTAAGGTTAACGACTCTTGCGGACTTCACGTTCACATGGACGCTGCGGAGTTCGACCTTCAGACTTGGAAGAACCTCATAATAACTTACAAACGCCTTGAGAACGTTATCGACCACTTTATGCCACTAAGCAGACGCAACAACCGCTACTGTAGGACCATTTCCACCATTTCAGAGATAGCAATCAACCGAGCTTCTAACATTAGCGACCTTAGAGCTGCTTTCGATAACAACCGCTACCACAAGATAAACCTTGAAGCCTACGCACGCCACCGCACGGTTGAGTTCCGCCAGCACGGAGGTTCAACGAACTTCACAAAGATGTCTGCTTGGATTCATTTTCTCGCAAAAATGATTACCTTTGCAAAGCAAGGCAAGGTAAAAAACAACATCACCTTGCAGGACGTTCCTTTCCTCACGGAAAGCGAAAAGTTATACTTCAGATTAAGAACTAAAAAATTAGCAGCATGTTAACAACCTACAGGCTGAAGGGTGGCGACAAAATCGTCGCCACCTCGCCAGCCGACTTCCTTCATCAGCTTCGCACAGGCAGTCGCTTTGATAGCGAAGGCACAGACGAAGAATATATGGTGCGCTTTGCTCACCGCTTACAGGAACTTGAGGGCTACCTTGTTTCGACTGACAGCCCCGATGCCTTCCTTGCCGACCTAATCAACAACGGCTTCGTGACCGTTGAAAAATAAAACACGATGCTCGTTTCTTTGTAGCCGTAGCAGTTTCCGAACTGTTACGGCTTTTTTATTTCAAATATTGAGAAAAATAAACTTTCTATCAATAGTTATCAATTTCGTTAAGTCACGAAATTGTTTTAAATGTTAAATATTCAATCTTACTACGATTTTTTATAGTAAATATTTGCGTACTACAAATATTTGTAGTACCTTTGTATTGTCACAAGAAAACAATGAGAATATGAAACAGAAAACAGAAAAAATGGAGGTAACACCCGAAGAACGGGAACTCCTCGAAAGGATGAGGAATTACAACAAATCTTATCCAAATGGCTATCCACAACTCCTTTGGGATTTACAGGAACTCTTCGACAAAATGGTCCGACAGCCATACGAATAAAGCTAAAGACCTCTCCCTTACGAGGGAGAGGCACAATAAAAGTAAAACTATAAACACAGAAACAATGGAAACAGTTATGACAAACCCAGTAGTAGTTACTGATATGAAAAGAAAAGTACAAGACATCTTAATGTCAGTTTCATGGCGTGATTTTGCTAACACCTACTTTCAGAAATCTTCCTCTTGGTTTTACCACAAAATGGATGGCATTGACGGCAACGGAGGTGCAGGCGGTTTCAACCAACAGGAGACCGAGCAGATGCGAGGCGCACTTATCGACCTATCCAACCGCATTCGTCGTGCAGCAGAAAATATTTAGGCGAGGTTCTCATTGACCTTAAGACAAAAGTCACTCATCGCCTATGGGTGCATCTTAGCCTCTCGCAATGCGAGGGGCTTTACGCATAAAATAATGGAAAATTTGCGTCACGCAAAAAATATTTGCATAAAATGTCGCTTATTTCGTTGATTATTCTTACATTTGCATCGGACATCTATCGACTTATTTTAATTATGGCACATAGCAAAATCCCAACAACCGTTATCAAGGCTACTCCTGAGGTAAGGAGAATTCTTGATAAAATGAGAGCTAACAAGCGTACTCAGGTAGAGAAATTGCGCAAAATGAAACCTGAAGAATTCACGATACGCATCATGTTATAAATGGAAGAAACATATTCTATTCAAACCCAAGACGGTGACAAATATATTCTTTCTGTAAATGACGTAGATATAGCTTTTCTCTCTGACGATATTCAGCAGATGCTTTCTGATAATAATCTACAAATAGGGGAAATTATCATTGAACGAACAGCTGGCAAGCAATATACTTGCTATAAAGTTCTTTACCAAATCGCCACTTGGTTAGCTGGTATTTTTGCACAGCATCAGGGACTTATTTTGTATTATCTCTGTGATGATAGTTTTTCTATTCCGAATCGGAATACCAAAGGAAAAAATAAAGACCTTTCACCCCAAGAATATCGCAGTAGATTATTTTCTAAACTTTTTGAAGAATATAAAAAGAGTCATCAAGTTGTAGGAATCTCGGATTATCCTATAATTATAGAGGGTGAGGGCTACAAAAGGTTTATACATCTTATTGCAAGAGCTTCACACAAAAAACATGTCTTAGATATGAGTAATTATATTAATGCTGGCTGGGGAAAAGGATAGAACTTTATTTACAAATTAAAATAAAAGATTCATGAAAAAGGTGTTATTTGCCATACTTATGGCATTTATTGGACTCGGAGTTAATGCGCAGACACAAAATGCTCCTAAGAAAGAGTTAGAGAACTGCAAATTTGACGCTACTGGTAGCACATACTCCTTAACAGGAGTTGACGTGGTACCTAATACTAATGCAGGAGAGTTATATAACAGGGCTTTCAAATGGGTTTCGACAACATACAAGAATCCTAACTATGTAATTAAATCTAAAGATAAAGATGCAGGAGTTCTTGTTATTTATGGAGCTTTTGATAATATATATAAAGGAAGACTTGAGTTAAATTTTAAAGATAACAAATATAAGTGGGTCATTTCAGAAATGGTGCAAACCATAGGAAGTGATGAACCAGTTGAGAAAAACCCTATGTTTAAATTAATGGAGGGGTCTGTTATGAAAATGGCTTGTTACAATTACATAACAGCTCTCCGCACTGCAATGTTACAGAAAGGAGAAGATTGGTAATTTTTGCATCACGCAAAAAATATTTGCGTTTTTATTTGGCGGTTACAAAATAACTCCTTATCTTTGCAACTGTCAAACAATGTGTAGTAATACACAAATAAGGGCGAGAAGAAATTTCAAGCCCCGAACTTATTAAATTTCGATGGGCTTATTTTTATGCCCATATTGCAGACCACTGCAACGAAGATATGGCGGATGCCTTCCAGTGAATTAGCCCTTGTTGGTGTAAGACACATTGTTTGACGACAGGAAGAGCATCCGCTTTTTCTGTATCCGTACCTGACGGATTCAGGCAACAGTCAAACAATGTGCAACATGCAACAAGTAATCGAATTCGAGAACTCTGCGAAACAGCAGCCTATCGACGTACGTGCTACGATACAGCGCAAAATTAAGTCTCTTAATCTTTGGCTCGACTCAAAAAGCGAATTCTACAGTCGTATCTGCGAGTTCTCTGTTACCCGTCGTTTGGTGATTCGAGTTAACCTTGTATCTTTGTGCGTGATTGTAGCAGCTGTAGCTATCGAGCAGCAGCCTATCACATCCGTAATCTCAACCCTCTGTGCAGGCTACTTAGTTTATCGTATGAACAAATCAGAAAAGAAAAAGAAAGGAGGCAAGGCATGATATTCTTTGATTATTATTTCAAGGCATCTTCTACCCCGAAGTACCTTGAGCCTGTTGCCGTGTGTATGGAACGACGTTACCAAGCTCTTATAGCTGACGAACAAACACTAAAGAAGTTTATTGCAGAACTTAAATCAGAATTGGATGCCATTCCTAAGGCAAAGGGAAGGTATAAAATCGAAGTTGATAAAGGCTATATCCATATCATTACTGTTCACGAGTTCTCAGAAGCCGTTATACGTCTTCACTATAAAGAGGTGCTTTCTTTGGAAGGTTTCAGCGAGGATCTTTGTAAGAGCCTTAATGAAGTGGCAGAGAAAGGAGGTGAGAAATGATATTCTTTGATTATTGTCTTATCGATTATTCAATTCCAAAAGAGCTTGCACCGCTTGCTGACTGTATGAAGAAACACCAAGGAGTTCTTGTTGCGGACAAAAAAGCATTCAACAAGGTTGTTGAAGAACTGGAGGAGAAATTTTGTGCTATACCAAAGGCTGAACAAAGATTCCTTTTCAAAGTTAGCGAAGGTCCTCTCGGAGTTATTTCTGTTCATAGAAACAACACTATGAGGAGGTGTATATTGCGCATCTATTTCACACCAGTACGTGGTATGTTTGGTTTCGACTCTTCTCAGAGTGCTATTCAGTCAGTACCAGACGATGGCGACGAATATTATTCTTTGCCTGATCATATTAAAAGTAGTGTTCAGAAAGGGGGTGCGAAATGAAAATCATAACCGACCCTGCTGTTTATGACTACCATGCTGAAAAAGGCTTGTTCATACCGTTGGATGACTTCTGTTCAACACCAGGCCTTATAAAATCATTAAGAGATAATGTTAAGCGTCAACTCACTAAGGCGACATCTTATCTCGAATATTATAGAGGTGTTCATGAGGCAGGCGAAGCTTCTTCACGTCAACAAACAGCTATGGATAGATGGGAAGAGCGTGTGAATAATCTTAAGAGTTCTTATAAAACTCTGTCAGAAGTAAAGAAAATAATTGATTTAAAATGAAATACAAAATGAAAGCGTCTATCGTTAATCTCGACGAACAAACAACTGAGACCCTTCGAGCAATGCTCGACCCTGGTTATATCTCTGAGCGCACAGAACGCTTAGAAGCCATCGAGGGTTTTCTTATTGATCAATGGAGGGATGCTGGCAATATAAAGTCTGACACCGTTCTCACATTCCTCGACACTCTACGCTCACTGCGTAGGGATCTCAACTCATTTCTCACCTCGGTTGACCCGCACGGAGATACCAATAATCAAAAACAATAAAACCTTAAGACAATGACAACGAAGAAAGAAAACGACGAGCAGCCTATAACAGACATTAGTATATACATAGCTGCTTTATCAGTGACATATCGTCCAGCGTCGACACCAGCAGAAACTACGCACTTCTTCTCTACCCCCGAGGTAATAGATGCTATTCGCAATTTAGACCCTTCTGCTAAGGTGTGTGCAGAGCAAATTACCACAGCTCTTCGCGATGCAGGATATAAGTTCTGCAATCGTCCTGGTGCGCAAGGGTTGGAATTCAGATGGATGTTCCGTGAAATATAGCTACGTTTTATACAAGATATGTTTTTATAAAGAATTTGAAGAATAACTTTTTTTATTCCAAATTAAATTTTATATTTGCATTAAAATAAACATTATATTATGGAACTGATACAAGGCTTATCTTTAATAATAGCACTCATACTTATGCCGTTTTTGTGTAGAGGACAGTTCTTTACCATAAAATTAATCTACCTCGTTTGTATGACATTTCTTACCCCGATACTTGGATATCCAGTCTATCGGTATATCATTACTCATTAAGGTAATGTCCTTTCCTGTGTAGCTGTCTGTTACTATATTTGCGTATAAAAAAGCAAATATGGTAACAGACAGTCTCGTTCGTAAGAAATTCGTTCGTGATACCCTTCAGCAGGGTATCTCTAAAATTTATGCTACGCAAGAGTCAGTTGTGCGTAGCAATTATCAGCTTCAATCTGGACGTCTTCTAACTTCTCTCTCCAAGCATTCTTATAGTTCCAGTATTACAGGCGAGTCTTATACTATCTTTGTCCGAATTTTGCCTTATCTCCGTTTTTTAGATATGGCATATCGTCAGCGCAATGACCGTATCGCTAAATCCAAGCGACGCAACCTTGCTCTTTATAATCGTGTTGTTTGGGGTGTGCTCTACCATGAAACATTCCCACAACTTCGCTTCGGATTCACGGACGAAGTGCGTAAAACTATTCATGATCAATTACAACATTCATTAAACCCATAAGTATATGGCTAACAAGCACCTTTCAGAGGACGAATTTCAGTACACCATTGACGTGAGAACTGCAAAGGCACAGCAAGAGATTCACAAGTTGGAAACTCAGTCTGCCAGTCTTCGTAATGAGAATAAGCAACGACTTCAGCAGATGATTAAGCTTGAAGCTTCAGGCAAGAAAGAAACTGATCAGTATAAAAAACTCTCAGCCTCCTATAGAGATACAGGCAAACAGATTAAAGAATTATCTTCACGTATCCAAGAACAAACACGTTCCTTGGATACAAATGCTATGACGATGTCTCAACTTCGTAATCAGTCAAAGTCATTGCAAAAAGAGTTGGATAACGTTTCAAAGGCTCTTAATCCTGATTTATATGCTGAACTCGAAAAACGATTGCAGGATGTTCATGGGCGTATGGAAGATCTTAAAGTGTCTGCTCGAGGGGTTAAAGAAATTTTCGTTAACGACTCCACCCTAAGCTATATGGCAGGAAATCTGATTACCAGAGGCGCAGAACTTGTAGGCTCGTTTTTAAAGAAACTAACCAGCAGTATCTCTGAGACTATTGATAAAAGCGTTGAACTTGCCGAGGCTGCCGATGGTATAACTCACGCCTTCGAGAAAATTGGCACAGCAGACTATTTGCAAGAGCTTCGTACAGCTACAAAAAACACCGTATCAGATATTGAACTGATGAAGGCAGCGGTTAAAGCAAAAGACTTCCGCATCCCTCTTGAGGACCTTGGTAAATACCTGTCTTTCGCACAGCTTAAAGCGCAACAGACGGGACAGTCTCTCGATTATATGGTTGACTCTATCGTAACAGGTCTTGGTCGTAAATCTCCTATGATACTTGATAACCTCGGACTCTCGGCTGCTGAAATTTCTGAAAAGACAAAAGAGACTGGAGACTTTATGAAAGGTGTCGCAAAGATTGTCGAAAAAAATCTTGCACAAGCAGGAGAAACTTATATCTCTGCTGCTGATCGAGCAACTCAGCGTACCGTTGATCTTCAGAATGCACAACTCGCACTTGGTAAGGCTTTAGTTCCTATTAAGGAGGAATTCTCTGACATTTATGGTCAGATTCAAGTCGGGACTATTAAGGCTATTAAATACCTCGTTGACCATCGTGAGACGCTTGTTCTTCTTACAAAGGCTGTTATACTTCTTACTGCTACTTATGCTGCTTATACGGCAGGGCAAAAACTGTCTTATCTATGGAGCTTACGTGCTGTTGCTGTAAGTAAACTTAAGGCTGCCGCAGCTGCGGTTGAGAATGCAATGCTGCAATTGTCTGTATTACGTCATGCAGTGCTCAATAAGACTATGACAACTTCTATTGCCTTACAGAAGGCTTTTAATATTGTTCTTAAACTCAGCCCTTGGGGACTCGTTTTTGGAGCAATCACGCTCGTTGTCGGGGCATTATTGATGTTCAATAAGCGTGCTGATGCTGCCACTGTGGCACAGAAACACCTCAATGACATTCAGTCGGAAGCCAGCCGTAAGACAGAGGAAGAACGTATTAAAATAGAAATGCTTACCAAACGCATTCACGATAATTCGCTCTCTCTTAAAGAACGTCAAGATGCGATAGTAGCTCTACAGAAAATCGTTCCTGATTACACAGCTAAGCTTTCTCGTGAAGGACAGGTTTACGACGAAAATACTCGTGCCTTAACTCGTTATCTCAATGCTTTAAAAGAAAAAGCCTTATTAGAAGGTGCACAATCTGCTATCAAGGAGTTAGGTAAGCAAAAGGCAGAGTTGCTTATCAAACAACGTCAGCAAGAAAAAGACCTGAAAAATATGAAGCAAGAACAGGCGAACTTTGCCAAAAACAATGCAGGTCGTCCGCAGACTTCGCAAGGTAATGTTGCTCCAGGGCAGGTATATGCAGCGTCTGGTTATTCTGCTGAAGTTTCTACTATCTCACGTCAATTGGAGGACACGGTTGAGAAAATTAAAGTAATAGACACTTCTCTTGATGCTATTGGTAAGGAGTTTGGTAAAAAACTCTTTTCGACAGACAATAGTGGTGGTGGTGCTAATGTCGGGACGGTCGGAGCTACCCTTGATTCAATTAATCAAAAGATAGAGGCTTTAAAAGCCAAAAGACTTACAATCAAAGTCGGTGACACAAAGGGGCTTAAAGCTATTGATGCTCAGATTGCACAGTTAGAAAAAAGAAAATCTCAGTTGGAATATTCTTCTGGTGGGGGTAAAAGTAGTAAGAAGGGAAAGAAGTCTTCTAAATCTAAAGGCGTAGATCCTGATAATATTGTTTCACGTAATTTTTCAGGGTCTCGACAGAGTTCTATTGATGCTGCTGAAGCTGCTTATCAGAAAGACTTGAATAATCTCAACATGTCTCTTGCTAAGAAGAAAATATCACAAGAGCAGTACGACATATTTATATCTGCACTTAACACACAACACGCATCTAACCTCCTTGCTATCGAGCAGAAATATTATACCAAATCCACACAGATGGCTTTCAAGGATGCTGCGAAGAAAAAAGAACTCGAAACAGGTCAAAGTAAGAATGTAGCACAAGCACAACAGAAACTTGAGGAGGCACGTATCGCTGCTGAGGAGAAATACCAAGCTGTAATGTCTCAACTCATAGAACAAGGTCAGGTTAAGCAAACCTTAACCTTAGAGCAGGAACGAGATGCTAAACTTGAACTTCTCAGTGGTTACTACAATGCTGCGTTACAGTTAGCGAAACAAAGTGGAGAGGACACTTCTGCGGTTGAAAGTGCCTATCAAAAAGCTCGAATCAATATCTTGTCAGAATATAATGATAAGCAACTCGCACAGATAAAAGAATTTGAGCAGAAAAAGGCGCAAGCACGACAGGAGTATGGGCTTGACACGTTCAGTGACCAGTATGCCGCACGTCGTAAGAAGATAGAAAATGATAGTGTACTCAATGAGCAGGAACGCCAGCAGGCTCTTACTCTTCTTGATCAGCAGGCAGAAGAACACCGCCTTCAGATACGTCAGCAGTATGGTCTTGCTTCACAACAGGAACTCTATAATGCAGAGTTGGATCAGTTGAAGATGCACCTTCAGAATAAAGAGATATCTGAAGAAGAATATGAAGAGGCAGTGAAGAATATGAAGATTGCCAAAATGAAGGAGGCATTCGATTTTTACTCTAACCTCTCCAATGGAGCTGTTCAGGCACTACAGCAAGCAGAGGAAGCGAACGTTGATGCGAAGTATGATGCGGAGATTGAAGCAGCAAAGAAAGCAGGTAAAGATACCACAGAACTTGAAAAGAAGAAAGCGGATGAGAAACTGAAGATACAGAAGAAGTATGCTGACGTTAACTTCGCTATCAAAGCCTCTCAGATTATAGCTGACACATCAGTATCTATAATGAAGGCTCTTAGCGAACTTGGTCCTATCGCTGGTCCTATCGCTGCTGCCTTGATGGGTGTGACTGGTGTTGCACAACTCTCAGCAGCGAATGCGGAGCGTCAGCGTGTTAAACGTATGTCGCTCAATGGTGCTGGTGGCTCTGCCTCTGCTTCAGGTGCACGTGTTGCCACTGGTCTTGAGTCTGGTGGTAGTATCGATGTCGAGCGTAGGCAGGATGGTAAGATGTTCCGTGCTGATTACGACCCTGACAGGCGTGGATTTATCGACAAACCAACCGTTCTCGTCGGAGAAGGTGGGTACGGTCACAGTAAGGAGTGGGTGGCTTCGAATGCAGCTGTTGAGAATCCTACCGTTGCACCATTCATTGACATCATCGACCGTGCACAGCGTGCAGGAACGATTCGCACGCTCGATATGAATAAGTTTCTCATTCAGCAGGCACAAGGTCGTGCCTCTGGTGGATATGTCACACCAACAGTTAATGACGTGCGTGGTGTGGTTAAGGATTCTTATAAGGACACGCTCATCGAGCGATTAACTGATGTTCTTGACCGATTGTCGGTTGACGGCATCCCTGCATCAGTCTCTCTTAATGAGATAGAACAGAAGCAGCAGCTACAAGACAAGGCACGAAGATTCGGAAGTAAATAGACTTAACACCTTACACAGTAATGAAGATAACTAACATAGAAAAGGGCGAAGACTACAACCTCAAGCCCGACACACAGATTCAAGTAGAGAGAACCAATCCTTTCTTCAATGAGTATGGAGAGCAGACAACACCGCTCGAACTCCCAGCATCCGAGCGTAACCGCAGGATACTTGGTTTCCCTGACTCGTTTGGTAGACGAGTGAAGATGACCGCTACAGATGTCGCGATACAAGATGGTGAGTACTTCGCTCAATGTAGGCAGGTGGTGCTGTCTGCTCAATACAAAGGTGGAATATCTACCTCCTTCTACATTAACGATGGCTCTTTCTATTCAAGGATTCAGAAGGTAAAGTTGAAGGATGTCTTCAAAGGCGAATTCATACCAGGAGTGAACACTGTAGAAGAAGGGATTAATTTTTGTCGCAATCTTCGCAATAACTCTAATGAGCATTACGGTATCTTCCCAGTGCTTTTCACAGATGATTCAGGACAAAAGGAAGGTCTTAATTATAAGGTGTTAAATGGGTTTGGTAAGGAAAAGGTGTTGAGATACGACAAGATTTACGACTTCCTTCCAGAAGTGCCTTCTGCTACTTCCTTTCACCCCGATATGAGCGGTGAGGGCTGTGACTTCTATAATGCAGTACAGCGCACAGAGTATGTTAATGACGTACCTATCACGCTCGCTCCTGGTTATTATATGTCGCCATTCATCCGTGCGAACTATCTTCTGAAGCGTGTATTCGCTTACTTTGGGTATGATCTGCAAGAGAACTTCTTTACTCGCACAGAACCATTCGATAAGATGGTAGTTGTAAACAACGTTATGGACGTATTGGTGAATGGAAAGATAAAGGTCGCTGACCTTGTGCCTGATGTTACTTGTGCGGATTTTATCTCTGTTTTTCGTAAGAAGTTCTGCTGTGAGTTCACCTCTGATGAAGGTAAGCGCATTGCAGATATCATCTTCCTACGTGATGCACTGAACGAACCTCCGAACACCGACCTTACGCATTGCGTAACCCAAGAACCTACACTCTCTTATAAGTCAGAGAACGACTATAAGCGTGTTACGCTCTCAGCGGAGGAGAAGGTTGATTCTGAAATCTCAGACTCCTACGACGACTTAGACAGCTTAGTCAAGGCGAACCCGAACGCTTACTTCGACCCTATCGATGGAGCTATTTATAAAACTGGATGGTCTGGTGACTTCCAAGTGACGGTGAAGATTGGCGAAGCTTCACAAGATTACAACACAGGCGAAACACTTGAAGCAAAAGAGATAAAGGTTCCTGAACTCATACCAGAGTTACGAATGCTTAGCTATAAGGCTACAATCAAGGAGGAAGACTTCACCTATGATATGGGTAAGTTCCTCTACGTAGGTTCATACATGTCGCTCAATTCGAAGATGGTTGTTGCGACAGAACCAAAGGAGAATACTTCGGAATCCGCCAATAAACAAAAGACGATACTCGCCTTCAGTTATCTTTCAGACGGTCGTCCAGCAGGAACAATCTCTGCTTACGATGTGAATGCACCTTCACATCCTCGCATCTTCGATTATGCCCTACATTACAATGGACCACAAGGCATCTTTGAAAAGTTCTACCGTGAATATGACTTGCTGCTGCGCAATTCACTTCACGACATGAAGGTGAAGCTGCTGCTCTCTCAGTCACAAAAGCAGAACCTATCTTCTTATGCTAAGGTCGTTATCCGTGGTGTGCCTTTCTTTTTCAATAAACTCAAGTTCACACTTGGTGGTAAGAATGAGCCAGTAGAATCAGAGCTGTACACCGTATCGCTTATGGAACCGACCATCACCGCTCCTACGATCAATGAGCAACTCAAGGCTATGGATGTGAAGTATAAGTGGATTGGAAAAGAGAAGCGGACATCAGTCAGCTGGGAAGAATACAAGGCTGCTGATCGAGAACGAAACAAGACCTTCGTGACAGTCTACCCTCCTCTACCTTCAGCTGAGTATGTTGGTGTGCAATATGGTAAGCAGCGTTCATATACTGAGCGAATAACACGAAAAGGTGGCTGGTTCAGACACGGAGAGTACGAATACACTCGGACGGAGGTGTGGTTGGAGTGCGTACCTCTTTAATTATGTCGGTTAAAACCTGTCCTTTATTATCTCAAATATATAGGGTACTTTTGTGTTAAACAATTCGCACATGGATATTATTCTTAAACCTGATTCTCTCAGCCTGACGGGCTCGATGAATCACTTTATCATATCAAGCACGCAAGAGATTACATTCATTCTGAAGTATGCAGATTCGAATGAAATCATTGTGCAGCACACTTATACACCTAACAAGGCTAAGCGCATAGAGATAGACTTAGAGAATATCATCACTCCGCTGCTATCTTTTCAGCTCCAGGAGTCGACTACAATTTATCGTCAACCGAACATTGCTCGTGAGTTCTTAGTTAATCTCATCGAAGATAAGACAGCTGCTCAAGAGTCTTGGCAATTCACGGTACTGCGCGCAGGTATCGACAACTTCGCTGACACCGCTTCAAGCTGGTTGAAGCGTAACTTCCTGACGTGGCAGCCCACCGTCAAGCCTGTTACATATTACACACCAGAGTTTCTTAGTTACTACGCTGTCGAGGATTGCGTAGCTAAGTGCCGTGCTTACATAGAAGAGAACGGTAGCTATGTTCAGACAGACATCGAGCTCGGCAACCTCTCTCACGGTAAGGTGTGGACGATGCCGATGCAATATGGTGTCATCGCTGGCAAACTCGGTAAGATGCCAAGCTACTATGACGTATGGGTGGAAGATGGTGCTGGTACTCGACTCACCTACATTCAGAGATACTATGCTTCAGATATCCGTAGCGAGGAAGAACAGTGGGTGCTCTTCGAAAATTCACTCGGTGGTATCGACACCTTCCGTGCGTATGGTGATGCTGAGAACACAGCGAAACATACGCACAATGTAGCAGAGATTGAGAACGACTCAGAAGAGTATCGTGTTGACACTGTCAGAGAATACAAGAAGAACACTGGCTTCCTCTCTAAGGAGGAACGTAAGTGGTTGCTCGATTTCTTCCCTTCTTTGGGTAAATTCCTCTACACAGGCAACTATGTACGTCGCATTGTAGTAACTGAGAGCGACGTAAGTTGGCAAACGAAAGACCTCCCTTCATCTTATACATTTACCTATAAGTATGCAGACGCACGTCCCTACCTGAACATTACCAGGTCAGAGGACGCTGCACCTGCATTGTTAGATATCAAGATTCCTGATGTAGGGTCTTTTACAGTCGCCCCACGCTTAGTTGAGCTTGAGCGTCTACCGCTGAGCAGTGGGGCTTTATTTCCTGTTCAGAGTCCTTACTCTGATAAGTGGAACATCACCACAGCTGAAGCTATCCTTGAGTGGTTCTCTCGTGAGGTTACTGCTGCTTACAAGGGTGATGGTTCGTTCGGACACCGTCACGATAATATGTCAGTACTGAATGCGCTCGATCGTATTGGTGGTTACCTCACCTTAGATGCGCAGAAGATACTCGCTGGCTTAGCTGACGAAGCAAAGTCTGCTCGCACGCTTGACCCTAAGAGTGTCGACTGGGAGAAAATCGTTCGCACCGATCAAGACACCATCGTTAACTCACTGACTACTTTCATGAAGGGTATCGTGTTTGGTAAGTCGGTGCGTGGTGAGTCTGGTATATCCATCTATCAGGATGAAGAAGGTAACTGGCATCTTGATGCAGAGTATCTGCACGTGCATCGTAAGCTCACCGCAGAAGAGGTTGAGATTATGAAGACCTCTCAAATCAAGGGCAAGGTAGTGAACTCTGCTGGTGGATTTGTCATCTCTAAGATTGAAAGAATAGTCAGAGCGTGGCGATGTTACTTCCGTCAAGAAGATGCTGATGGACGCAGAATCTATAACTCTATGCGAGTAGATGACCTTGCTCTGTGCGAGACATTCAACTTGATAGATGCTGGAGGACAGCTGTCTAATCACTACTGGCATAGGCGTGTCATTGCTGTTGGTACTGATTATGTCGATATCGCTGATAACACGAATGCGGATGACTATGCAAGTGGCAGCGATGTTCCACAGGTAGGTGACGAGGTTGTGCAGTTGGGTCACCTTACTGATGAAGACCGTCAGAGTGCTATCATACAATCAGCAGCAGGCACAGGCGCACCGTACTTTAAGATTATAAAAGGAATCAATAGTTTTACCCTTCCTCGTCCTATATTCTTATTCGACAAGCAGAAATTCGAGATAAGGGTCGAGAATCCTGCTAATCGTAGTGAGTATATCCCCCTGCAAAACTTCTTGGATACTATGCAAGGACGTATCAATGCTGTTCAGCAGCAATCAGATAAGCAACTGGTTATTTGGTTCGGTGACGTGGTACCAACACTAACCACTGAACCTGCTAACGAATGGACGGACGACACAACGAAGGAATTGCACGTGCATGATATCTACTACAATCGCTCATACGTTGAGACAGGTGGAGGTCGTGCTTATTCTTTCGAGCGCAACCCTGATGACTCATACTCTTGGCATGAGATAACGGATGCTGATGTTCTCAAATCATTAGAAGCAGCAAAGCGAGCACAGGACACAGCAGACGGTAAGCGCAGGATGTTCGTGCAAGAGCAGCCTGTTCCTCCTTACGATAAGGGCGACCAGTGGAGTAATGCTACTTATAAAGATAAGTATAAAAACGACTTGCTTGTTTGTGTTCGTCCGAAAGCGACTGGTGAGCCTTTCGATATTGAAGATTGGCAATCAGTTCAGCATTATACCACAAAGCAGTTTGAAGCAGAGTTTAATGTTGATGGTAAATTAATCTCTGCCGTTGTGACTGACTTGCGAACAGGTCTTAAGCGTGTCGGATTCAATCTTGATGGTGAGAATAGTACCTTTGACATTGTAGCAGACACATTCAAGGTCACGACAACAACGGGCAAAGTTCCATTCTTTACCAGTGATGGAAAGCTAAATGCTTACTTTATTGATGCAAAGTCAATAGTAGCTAAGGGTATTAAGGCTCAGACTATCGATGCGGGAGGAGCTACTTTTCAAAATCTCACCGTTACTGGTGATAGTACATTTGAGGGTACACTCAAAGGTACAAGTGGCTCGTTTACTTCGTTAGATTGCCTTGACGGTACTAATAAGGTTGGTGGCATTACATTCGGGACTATG